ACGATTTACGCAATTGTCGCGCCTCCGATTAATACCGACATGAGAAATGTAGAGCTTCAAATCATGTGTGCCGCAGGTTTAAACAAGGGTTAAGTCATGGCCGAGAACAGCGTAAGCGTTGAAATTCGCGGCCTAAAAGAATTAGAGACAGCTTTGCTTGAGTTAGGCAATGCCGCAGCAGGAAAGGCGTTATTTGCGTCCCTCATGGCAGCAGGTATGCCGATACAGAAAACCGCGCAGTCATTAGCCCCAATATCAGCAGAACCGCACTACCGATACACGAAAGGCAGAGGCAAAAAACTTGTCCCATCGGGAACGCTCAGAAAAAACATAGCACGAAAAAGATTAAGGTCAGACCGTGGCGAAACTGGCGCAGAAATCGCTATTTCGTGGCGTGGCAATGCGTTTTATGGTCGTTTTGTAGAGTTTGGCACGTCAAAAATGGCGGCAAAACCATTCTTACGGCCAGCATTTGATGCAAGAAAAGACGAAGCACTGACCATTTTTAAAGAAAAACTCGCCGCAAATATTGAAAAACAACGCGCAAAAATCGCAGCGCGAACCGCAGGACTAGCCTAAATGACGACAGCAAACCAAGCAGTTTTAGAAGCCATAAAACCGCTAGTAAAGAGTTGCGTCTGGCCGATGGTGCGTCCTGCAGGACAGTCTGGAACGCCTTACATCGTCTATACGCCTATCTCAACAAATCCATTGGTGGTGATCGGTGGATGGGCTGGCCATAAGCAAATCAGAATGCAGATTGATGTTTACGCCGACACGCTGACCGAAGCCGAAGAACTATCCAACGATTTAATCCCCGTACTCGAAGCACTGACAACCATATCCGCCGAAGTGGTGGATGGTGGCACAAGCAGCTTTGAGCAAGACACCCGCCTTTTTAGACAAACCACAGAATTTAATATCTGGGAGCAAACGCTATGACCGCAACAACGATGAACACCAAAGGCACTATCATTAAAATTGGTGATGGTGCAACACCAACCGAAGTATTTACCACCATTGGTCAGATTACCGACTGGGATGGCTTTGACGAAAGCGCGAAGTCCATCGACATCACCGTAATTACTGACGACTACGCAATGAAAGCGGGCGGCGGCGTGATTGATAGCGGCTCAGTGTCGTTAGATATTCTTTATGATCCTGCCAATGCTACTTTTACGAGCGTACAGGCTGCATTAAATACCACGGTTAACTTCAAAATCATCTTAGCCAACACCACCACACAATTTGCCTTTGCTGCGGTTGTCACTGGCATCAAAAAGATGGCCAAAAAGGGCGACAAATTACGCGCTAACGTCAAGCTCGATATTAGCGGCCAAATCGTTAAATCCACTATTACCCCGTAAGGTTTAATCATGCTGAATCGTGATGCTATTTTGGCTTTGCCGTTTAAATCGGAAGTTGTAAGCACTCCGATGGGTGATGTTCGCGTGCGCGTTATTAGTGGCGCGGCGCGTGAGTCTTATGAAGTGCTTGTAAGTGGTGAGCAACAAGGCCGCATTCGTGCAACTTGGGTGGCTTTAACCGCTTGCAATGATGACGGCTCGCGTATGTTTAGCGACAGCGACATCACAGCACTGGCTAACCTTGATGCAGCTTTTATCATTCCTGTTTTTGAGGCGGCAATGCGCTTAAACGGAATGGCAAAAGACAGCATCGAGGAAGCGGAAAAAAACTAAGAAGCCGACCAGCGCGGCGTTTTCTGTTTACGCTGGCACTTGAGCTAAAAAAAACGGTTGGTGAATTACTGGCAACAATCGACAGTGACGAGCTAACCGAGTGGATGGCCTTCTATCAAATATCGCCATTTGGTGAGTTTAGGCGCGACTTGCAGGCAGGAGTTATTGCCAGCACGACAGCCAATGTTCACCGTGGCGAAAATACAAAGCCTTATTTACCGTCCGACTTTCTTTTATTCCCCGACAAGCCCGAACGCGACCCAGAAGAAATGGAGCGCGAACTGGAAGAAGCCCTAAATGCGAGATGCGTCTAATGTCTAACGTACTGTCAAGCCTACAGGTTGTTTTAGGCGCAGACACGGCTGCCTTCCAACAGGATTTAGGGCGAGCTTCTGAGTCTGCAAACGACAATTTTGGCAAGATCGGCAACGCAGCCAAGACTATGGCGGTGGCATTGGCGGCTGCTTTGACTGTTGATTACTTCACCGACAACATCAAAAAAGCGATTGATTATGCTGATTCAATGTCGGACTTGGCAGGCAAAACAGGGATAGCCGTCGAGCAGCTTACAGCAATGGAGTACGCGCTAAACTTTAGCGATGCAACATTGGAAAACTACACAGACGGTTTGCAAAAACTGACTGTGAACATGGTCGCCAGCATTGAAGGAAACAAGGATTTAAGCAGCACGTTTCAAAAACTTGGCGTAAGTGTTGTTGATGCTCAAGGCAATGTACGCCAAAGCAAAGACGTGTTTTTAGATGCTGCCGAAGCTATCAGCAAAATGCAAGACGGCGCAGTAAAAACCGACTTAGCCATGAAATTGTTTGGCAAAAGTGCGGGCCCTGAGTTAATCCCATTTTTGAATCAAGGCAAGGAGGGCATACGGGCGTTAAAAGAAGAAGCTCAAGAGATGGGCGCGGTTGTTAGTACAGATATGGCTGAGAAGTCAGCACAGTTTAATGACAACATGGCAAAGATGGGTTATGCAGCAAAAGGTGCTTGGAATGTTTTAGCTGGTGAGCTTCTTCCGACATTAAACGCAGTAACCGAAGGAATGAAGAAAGCTACCACCGACACAGGCATTTTGAAAAGTGCTGTTTCAGGTTTAGGAGTTGTGTTTCATGGCCTTTACCAAGTCATTGCAACGTCTGTCATCTCAATAGACTTTTTCGCAAATGGTTTAGGTAAAACAGCCGCTATTGCAACCGCATTTATTAACGATGGCGCAGCAGCAGCAAAAGCAATCTGGAATGACAACACAGGCAAAGAGCAAGCAAAAGCCAGTCTACAGGTGCTTATTGATAGTTGGAATCAGGTAGGCGATGCTGCAGCAACGGCCAATGATAAGCAAAAAGACGCAGCAGGCGAGGCAGGTGGTGGCAAAGTATTAGGCGGCAACTCAACAAAAGTAAAAACAGCCAAAGAAGCAAAAGATAACTTTGAATATGGCGGCTTAAAAAACGCAGCAACAGAATTAAACAACATCGACACAGCAGAAAACCTCTCAAATCAAGGCTATTTAGCTAATCAGTTAATCGCAGATGAGGCCGCAAGCCAAGAACTCTACGCGCTATACGACGAACAAAACGCGGCAGAAATAGCCAACAACGCGCTAAAACTGGATATGCAGCGCGATTTTGTAGCCTCGTTTTTAACGATGGATAGGGCGCGTGTTGATGGCTCAGTAACAAACGGTGACGCAGCATTAGAAGCCCACAAAAAACAGCAACAAATGACTGTTACCTTCTTTCAAAACGGCTTGGATTCAATGGCGGCTGGCCACGGTCGAGCAGCTAAAGCCGCGCAAGCAATTCAAAAAGCACAGTCATTATACGAAATCGGCGTTAATACTTATCGGGCGGCGATGGGTGCTTATGCAGCACTTGCGCCCATTCCAATTGTTGGCCCTGCGTTGGGTATTGCAGCCGCAGCAGCCGCTATTGCCTTTGGTGGCTCAATGGCTCAAGGCGTGATGAAAGGCGGAGGTGCGCCAAGTACGCCAAGCGTTTCGGGTTCAACGCCTAGCAGTTCCGTTTTAACGGGTGCTAATGAAATCGTCCCGATTAGTCAGCAGCAAAATCAAACAACTTATATCCGCATACCTGAAGATCGTATGATGACAGGCCGCCAACTCATCGACTTTATCGACGAAGCGTTAGGTGATGGCAAACAGTTTAATAATTTTAGGTTTATACCAGCATGACGACCAACTGTTTTGTTTGTTACGACAATTTGCTGACTTCGCCACTGCTTTCTCTTGTTGTGCCAACCAGCGAAAGGGCAGGATTCAGTGTCGAAAACTCTTATGATTGGTACACAACCAGCTACTGGTCGCCAACATCGACAACTGGCTATCACGAAATAACAGCATCATTTAGTACGCCTGTCACAGCGGACTACATCGCCATTTATCGTCACAATCTCGGGACAGTAGGCGGAACATATCAATTAGCATATAGCAGCGATGGGGTAACGTGGTCTTATCCATTTAGTTATGTCACAGTAACAACTGATAATGATTTGAAAATAAGTACATTTACATCTGTGTCGGCTTATTTTTGGAAGATTATTTTTAATTTATCGACAGCGACCCCGTTTTATATCGGCTTGATAATGTTCGGTCAAAAATTACCGCTTTACCGTGGCATGGTTGCAGGTTTTACAGTTCCTAGACATGGCCGAAAAAATGAAATTATCAATCAAAAAACAGAGGGCGGTCAGTTTGTTGGTCGCGTCAAAACATCACAAGGCGCAAGAACAAGCATTAACTTCAAGCACGTTACGCAGTCATGGGTTCGCGCAAATTGGGAGTCGTTTGTCGAACACGCCGAGCTATTGCCATTCTTATTCTCATGGAATCACGACACCTATCCTCAAGATGCTGTTTATTGTGTAACTGACGGTGAAATACCCGACATTTCTATCAACGACAACCATCACCATGACATCAACCTTCCTGTTCAATGCCTGTTAAGCGGTGACACGCTATGACATACGCAACTCAGGCGGCAAAGTTTGGCCGAATCCCTACGGTTTTTGTTGAAATGGACATGGATTTTTGCTC